GGCAGAGCAAGCCAGATTAGCTATTCAAGAAGACGCTGCAAGAAAAGAAAAAGCTTTACAAGATCAACAAAAGAAAAATGCAGAAGAAGAAAAGAAGAGACAAAGAGAGTTTCAAGATGCTCAGGCTGAAGCTGCCAGAGCTCAAGAGGCTATGGCTAAAATTCAAAATTACACACAACAATATAAAGATTTACTTTTACAAAAACAAACAAATGAATTTATACAAGATCCTAAGTTAAAAATAGATGCACAAAGACAAACAGATAATCAGCTAAAATCTTTGGTCCAAGAAATACAGGCAGCTGGCCTTGTATCAAAAGGAAATAAAGGTTTTGATATTGCTGGAGATATAAAGAAGGCTTTCGGAAAATTCTTTGACAGTTCTGGAAGGGCTTTAAATTTTGATTCAGTATCTCAGGCTCCAACATATGATCCTAAGACAGGTTTACAGTTAAACAGTGTATTTACTAAAGGAAAGATGGGAGATGTTCTTAATAGAGATTTAGAATTAGTAAGGTCTCAAGCCATGATGATTACTGGCGGAATGACTATTAAGCAATTAGCAGAATCGATAAGCAGAGATATGGGTAATCAATTTACCCCAACAGGATCTGCTGGAGTAACTGTAAATCCAGGAACAAAACCTAAAGATGTTTCTAGCTCTAAAGACTTGTATACGGCTTCTAGAGATGCTGAAGCTGGAGCAAGACAGCCAGAAAGAGTTCAGATAGACGGAATAGTTTATAATGTATTTACTTATAAGGGCAAAAGATATGCTTCTCCAGTAGGAAGTACTGGCGAAGTTTATGAATATAGCGATGTTTTAAAAACTAAAGGCAACAGGGTAAAGAACTTTGTTACAGGTGGAGCAGTCAGTGGGCCTGGAACTGGAACATCAGATTCTATTCCAGCAATGCTTTCAAATGGTGAGTATGTGATTAATGCAGCATCAGCTGCAAATATAGGATTTGAAAATCTAGATCGTTTAAATAGAATGAAGGACGGAGGTCCAGTTGGTAAGTTTGGATCTGGCGGAAACGCAGACTTCAAGAATATATTTGGAATGAATTTAGAAATGGGAACAAAGTCAGCTATGTTAAAGATAGCAGAAAAAGCAATAGGATATATAGAAAGAGCGACAAACAATCCAATTGCTCGTGCTTTAACTGGAGCAATTTCAAGAGTTCTTCCATCTTTTGACTTGTGGTGTGGCAGATTTATTAATTGGGTTTCAAGTTTAGCTGGAGTTAAACTTCCAAATACTATGTTTACGCCAACTGGATATGCAGCATTTAAAGACAAAAAACGTTTATACCAAAATCCAGAACCAGGAGATTTAGCATTTTTTGACTTTGGAAGAAATAAAAATGTAACAGATCATGTCGGATTGGTCTCTAAAATAATCAGTAAAAATGTAATTAGAACTATTGAAGGAAACACTTCAGGTTCAAGCCAAACAAATGGCGGGATGGTTGCAATAAAAGAAAGAAAATTTGGCGCTTATAATCCTAGAGCTGGAATTTATACAAGAGGTTTTGGAAGGCCCGATTATAAAGATGCTACAAAAACCACAGATCTTGTAGGAGGAGACCTTGCTCCACATAATTTAGGAAACGCAAAAAATTATTCTGTAGACAGAGGCGACACACTGTTTGGTATAGCAAGAAGATTTGGAATTTCATTAAGTAGTATAATGAAGGCTAACCCACAGCTTTCTCAAGATCCTAAATATATGGGAGGATTTAGATTATTTAAGGGTACAGATATAAGAATACCTAGATATGCGACTGGCGGAACAGTTGGAAACCCACCAAGAAGAATGTACTCTAAGGCTGGCCCAGTAATGGGTAATGTTACAATAGGTGATATAGTTATTAATGCGGCTCCAGGAATGGATGAAAGAGCATTAGCTAGAGCGGCAGCACAAGAAGTGTTTGCAGTTATGTCAAATAGAAACTTGCAAATGGGTGGACAGGTAAAGGTGATTAGATGAGTTTTGAAAATTTACCAAAAGGCTCAGTCCTATACATAGAGGCAAAGGATTTGTTATTTATGACTCCAGGCTCAACTGCTTTTAGATATCCTGGAGAAACTGTAGATAGAACAGCTGGGGGACAAACTTATCCAACTTCTGTAGCTACTAGAAACAATTTAATTGCATCTAATAAAGACTCATTAGATTTTAGAAGAGTGACAGAACATAATAGATCAGATCTATCTATTGGCACAAATAGAATTAAGCAATCTACAAGAATGGCCAATGGAACATTAAGAGAATTTATCATTGCAGACAAAAAAACATTTTCCACCTCTTGGTCAATGCTGCCTTCATATAGAAATGAAACTGTAGACGGAGCCTGGGGTGCGGAAGACCTAAAAACATTTTATGAAAGCTTGGCAGGAAGAGCATCATTTAGAATTAAAATAAATACATCTGAATCTGCAACTGCAGCAAACTCTTCTACATCAAATATATACACAGTGGTATTTAGTGGATTTGATTGTACTCTTGTTAAAAGAGGTCTTCAGCCATATTGGAGTGTCAATATATCATTGGAGCAGGTATGATAACTGTTTCTAATACAATAAAAGATTTATTTAAAAAGAACAACTCAATTTTAATTTCAACGGGCGGAACTATTGAATATAATTTAAATTTAATGGTAGATAAAATTGTAGCTAAGTCTAATGGAACAGACCACAGTTTATCAAATGCATTTAAAAATTTATTTCCTATAGATACTATATACTCTGCCAATAGACCATTAAGGCCAGGAATTAAATATTATATTTATACATCTGAAACATCTCCTGGAAATCAAACAGATACTCCAAAGAATTCTTTTGAGAGCCCAAGATCTATTGGGATGCCGACCAAGCCTAGACTTTATTATCCAGGACCAGATACATCTTATAAATATTGGGTGGGTCCAAAAAATGCTAATATAAATATAGATGTAGAGTATTTTGACAATCAGGAAACTCCTGCTATTAAATTAATTCCATGCAATAAAATTATTGCAAGGTTTGAGACAAATCATGATACTCCGACTAGTTGGACAATTACTGCTACAAAGTCTGACAACACTACTATATCAGTTACTGGAGATTCATCTGAGTTGCAAAATGGACAAGCCACAATTTATTATAACGGAACCACTTGGTCAAAAACTAAGCCGACTTCTTATTCAGGAACTCAGTTATTTAAAAAAATAAATCTTACCGCAACTAATTCTAGTACAGGAAAATTTATAGGAGTTATTGAATTTAGTCCTAGATGGGTTATAGATATAAGTTCAGATATACAAAACTTTGATATTGAAAAACAAACAACTATAGACGATGACTCTATTCTGCCAATTGGAAGTTTAACTTCAAATCTATTATCTATTAACATAACAAAATTTAATGAAGCTGATAATACAATAGCAGAGTACAATAGAAATGAAGCTTTAGATTCTTCAAAAATATATTTAGACAAGAACGCTATTGTTGAGCCATATATTATTGTTAACGATGGAACAAGTAATGTTCTCATTCCGCAGGGTAAATATTATATGGTGGACTGGTCATTGTCTGAATTTGGATCGGCTTCAATAAGATGCCTTGACTCAAGTAAAATATTACAAGATACTATTGCCCCATTATTATTAATTGAAGATACTCCAGTTACTGCAATTATAAGAAGAGTATTAGAATCAATTGGTTTTACAAACTACAATATTAATATTATAGAGAATGATACATCAATACCAACAATCAGATATTTCTGGACAAAAGACGGGGAAACAGTGTGGGAATCACTACAGTCATTATGTAGAGATGCACAAATAAATATGTTTGTAGATAATAATGACACTTTACAAATTTATACAAGAGATGCCATATATAGCCCAACAAGAACTCAGGATTGGGTTTTTACAAATGAAGATATATTATCTGGAGGATCTGTTGCATATATACCAAATATTATTAGGTTAAACAAAAAGGAAAAGGTTGCTGGTAACTCGGTAAAGGTTTTGTGGTCAGCACCTGGAACCAGTGGATATGTCGCTAACAATGCTGCCCCTGTTTGGATATCTTCAGACGACGCCTTGGCAGCTGGAACTTTAGCTAAAAATCTAACAGCATCTGAAACTGATTTCATTTCTTTAAACTTGCAAAGCGTAGATCAGCTTATAGATGAATATTTAATTGTTCCAGATTTTTCTGGATATCTATTGATAGATACTGAGATTATAGAATATGAAGGGATAGAGTTTTCTTATTATAAACAATCTGATTCAAAAATAGAGACCGTTGTTGTCAAAGACTCATCAGATTTTTGGAAACATTATTCATTAGCTATAACAGATGCACAAAATATAAATACATTTAAGCCAACTGGAAGATATAAAATTAAAAAAAGAGGTGCATTGGGAACAACTGCTAAGTCTCAAGAAGTTCTTTCTTCTTACGGAGTTCCTACATATGGACCAATAGATTTAACTGTAGCAAACGAGCCTCAGTTTAAAGGAAGTTTAACTAATTTGTACTCATCTGCAAAAAACACATGGGAGTCTAAAGCTCCAAAAATAGGTAAAGCATTTTTACCAATAACAAATTTTGATAGAAGCAAAACACATTATACTTCTGGAGTAATACCATTTACCTCAATGAATCTTACGAATAAACCAGGTTGCTTTTCGATGGGTACTAGAATGTTTTTTGACAATCAATTTGATACTGGGCTTCAAGATTCGTATGCAACCGATCAGGTGGGCGGGCTTACTGTATTTGCTGGAGAAACTGGTAAAAAGGGTTATCATATTGTTATTTCAACTACAGCTGGAGCTAAATCTGCAAAAGATATTAAAATTTTAAAAACTAATTCTTCTGGAGTAACCAGGGAATTGACAACATCACAAAGTTCTTCAGCCAGCGAATTTGCTGGAGTTTATGCAGCTCAATCATATAATTTAGATGTGCTAATTAAGTCTACATATGATAGCTCTAATGCTTTATTAAAAAACACATTAACTATTTTTATTAATGGATTTAGAATAGATTGTGAAGATAATGACGCAGTAAAATATGGTGCTCCATTAGTGCCATCAGATAAAGTAGGACTTTTATGTGGTCAAGGAATAGTATATTATGACTATGTTTATGCAATGGACATAAAAGAAAAAGATTCTACTTCAACAATGGACTATGCTACATTAAACTCAAAAGGATCTTATGAGTATAATGGAGTTTTTTCCGATGACACAATATCGTTATTGTTTGGAGATTTAATTTATAATTCTGGAGAAACAAGAGATTCTAGAAATGGAACACTAAAAGAGTTTGGATCAGTAGTAAGACAAATTAAAAAAATAAAAGTCAGATATGATAGTGCAAATCCAGCAATTCCATTATATTTATCAAGAGGACAAAATAAGAATGTAACAATAATGGCTGATAAGCTTCAGCCATTTACTGCAGAAATGTTAGTTATGAATAATACATCTGGAACGGTAAACTTACATGATGGAGAATATAACACATTTCAGATAGTTGGTACACCAATTATGGATGGCGGAGTAGTTGAGTACTCAACAGATAATCCAGACAGCAGGGCTAAAAAATATCCAGTGCAGTTTGATTCAAATTGGATACAATCTCAAACCGATGCAAAAAGATTAGCTGATTGGATTATTTCAACACAATTAAATAAGGGAAGAAGTATTGAAATGGAAGTATTTGGAAATCCTATTATAGAACCAGGTGACATAATTGGAGTCAACTATCCAATTCAAGATTTATCATATAGCAATAAAAACTATATTGTAACTGGAGTTAGGTTAGGATTTTACGAGGGGGTCACTACGAGTATTAGTTGTAGGGCTATTTAATACTCAAATGGTATAATAAATAAATGGCAGAAAAAAATAGTAATCCTGGAATATCAACTCCTATCATAGGTGATGATATTGATAAGTACTATTTAAATAAAGTATGGTTGGCAGATGTTAGAGACGTAACAAGGACTGGAATTGTTACTCCTTTCGGATCTGCTGGAGGAGGCAATCCTCCTCCACCACCTCCACCACCACCACCTGGAGATAGACCTCAATTAGATGATATTCAAAAACCAATTACTCAAGAAATTTATTATGACAATAATATTGCTAAGGTAAAAGTTTCTATGAGAGTTTACATATCAACAGAAGAGCCTGTTAAAAAGTTTCAGATAAAAAGCACTAAGCCAGTTTCACAAGGAGGAACAGCATGATAACTAAATTTGGGAAAAGATTTTTAACTGATTATATTGCTGGCAATAGAACTTTCTTTGATAAAGTGCTGTCTGTAGGCATAGCCACAAATGCTGAGTACCCATTAAGCGATACAAATTCAAGGTTAGGATTTGAGTTTTATAGTGTCCCAGTATTATTTGGCGGCATAGATGTTGACACTTCTACAACTCCATATACCTATACAGCAATTTATAGCACCAAGTTGCCAGCAAATTTGGCGGGTAAAATTAATGAGATAGCATTGTATCCTGGAAGAAGGGTATCTAACAACTCATATGATAGTAGATTTATAACTACATTTGAATCCCCATTTGAGTGGAGCCCATCTCCTACATTAAATGAAAATGATTATAGAGTAGGAAATAGCTCATTAGATTTAGATTCAGATGGAACATCCCAACAAGAATATGTTGCTATAATTCCAAGTTTTGATATTTCTGGGTACAGTAATTTTGATACAATTTCATTTTCATACAAGGCAAATGACGCAAATCTTTCTGCAGTTAAAGTAAGATTGTATAGTTCTGAAGCAGCTTACTTTGAGTTTAACTTTACAGGACATTCTGTTGGATGGAATATAAAAGATGTCCCGTTTGCAGACATGACAGCTGTTGGGAATCCACAGAGGTCATCTATAAGCAAATTAGGAATTGTTGTAGTTCCAACTACTTCCGCAACATCTATTACAGTAGATGGACTTAGGGTTAACGATGAAGACACATTTGACCCAGCATATGGAATGATTGCAAGGTCTAATATAACTGAAGTAGAGAAAGTTGCGGGAAGAGAATTAATAATGGAATATAAGATGGACCTAGACTTTGGTGCATAGCAATGGCTAATTTTTTTGACCTAGATCCAACTCAAACTAAATCATCTGATGGAAAGTATATTGATTTAGTTTTTACTGGGTTCATTCCAGATACAGATTATGGTCTTACATTTGCATGGGTTTATGAAGATGAAAAGCTGGGTGTAAGTGGAGAGTCAAACGTATTTAGCTTTACAACAATCTCAGAGCCAGAACTATCTGCACCATATTTTATTGCAGATAATTTATATGCAAAAAATTCTATTCTTTACATTAGTTGGAATGGAAAAAATGCTCAGTTACAAAACTATTCAAATGCCTTAAAGCAAGTAAACATCTGGATTAAGGGCGGAGATTTTGGAACAGAATTTGTAAAATATGCAACATCATTTACAAAAGATGGAACAGTTCAAATATCTACTACAACGAAAGCAACATATACAGTTAAGCTGCAAGCAGAGTCCACCTCTGGAATATTATCTCCATTTTCAAGTGAATTTTCTGTAACATTATTAAAACAGCCGAAGGCTGTAACAAACTTACAAACCCAATGGGTCTCAGATGATTTAAATTTAACATTTAATTTTGATTCTACTTTTGTTGACTCAACAAATGATAATAGAAACGCTGATGTATTTTTAATTACATTTTATGCAAATAGCAAAGAGCATACATTTTATCAGCCAGTAAATAAATCTACTACATCTCAAAAATTTACATTAGAAAGAAATACAAATGTTGCATATTTTGATTTATTTGCAAAACAGTTAACTGTATTTATTCAGGTAAAAGATATATATGGTCAAGTAAGTACAGTTGTTGAACATACTTCTGTAACATATACTACACCATTAGACGCTCCAGTTATTTCAGGCATTGCAGAAACATTAGCTTATTCTATTCTGTGGAATAGTCAAGCTGGAAAGCCTTTAGACTCTATTTATATATACGAAGATACTGGATCTGGATATGTTCAAGTTGCTCAAGGAACAACTAACCCGATTAGAGTTTCAACAACTGATACATTAACAAGGTCAGTAAAAGCGAAATTTTATGATATAAATAGTGAATCAACTGCATTCAGTAACATAATATCAATTACGCCAACAGCTTCTGTTGTGATGGATTCCACTGCTCCTGCAGCTCCTTCAACACTAACAGGAACAGCGGGACTGGATAGCACTGGATCAATTGGATTCAATGGATATTTAAGTTTATCTTGGACAGCAGTATCTGATACTACATTACGTGGGTACAGAATTAGATTTAGACCATACAAGTCTACAGAGCCATACGAAGATTGGTCTTATGTAGATTCGCCTGGAACTGGTACAACATATAGACTTGGCGGATTAGCAGTAGGAACAACCTATGAAGTAGGTATAGCATCCTTTGATGATTTTAATAATACGTCTTCATCTTATACAGCATCATCAAATTTAACAGTATCTGGAACACCTTTTATTGGAACTAATGTTACAACTACTGGTTATTTTGCTGCTAATAGCGGAAATGACGTTGGAACGTTTAAATTTGGATATGGAGTAGAAACTGGTAAAAGAGGATTAAAGTTTAATGATAATAATTATTGGTATATAGATTCTAATGCTTCTGCATTGTTTAAATTAGGTGGAGATGAAGATAATTATATACAATGGAATGGAACAACTTTTATTGTTCAGGGAGACTTACGTGCCAAGAAAGGTAATTTTTCTGGAAACGTTGAAATAAAATCTGGAGGATCTTTATTTTCTGGAGCAATAAATGCTGGCGGCACAGACATAACTGGAGCAGGCTTTATATTAAATAATACAGGATTAAAGTTTAATTCAGCAACAGTTTCTGATATAACAACAATTAGCGGAACAACTGGAAAGCTTACAACTAAATTAGCAACAATTGGTGGGTGGGACGTAGATAGTTCTACTATTAGCAAAAATGGAATAAGCCTAGATTCAACAGGAAAAATTATTGCAAATAATTCTGCATATTATGTTGGGATAAAGCCAAGTGCGACTTTAACAGATGTTGTTTTATGGGCTGGTCAATCCGCATTAGGAGCAGACGCTAATTTTAGAGTTACTGCTACTGGAAAGTTGTATGCAACTGGAGCGGTAATAACTGGAGATATAACGTTAGATAATGGATCAGGATTAAGTAATTTAATTAACAGCAAGGCAAAAATATATAGACAAAATGACGAGCCTACTGGGGGAACATACTCAAATGGAGATTTGTGGATTGATACAAATGATAGTAATAAAGTTTACTCATGGAACGGAACTCAATGGGCTTTAGTTCAAGATTCAGCAACAGCATTAGCAACTGCAAATACAGCAAAAGATACTGCAGATACAGCTAAGGGAACAGCAGATACAGCGGCGGGCAAAGCTCAAAAATTTGATTTTACTACTGGTAATTTGATTACTGGATTAACACTAAGCAGCTCAACAGCTTCAATATATTCTACAAAAACATCTTATACAGATACAACAAATGGATGGTATCTAGGATGGAAGCAAATATCAGCAGGAAATTTTACACCAGCATTATATTTAGGTGGAAGCACAACATATTTAAAATATGCAACAGATACAGGACTAGAGGTTAAAGGTGATATCAAGGCAACAGGCGGGTCATTTGATGGAAATGTAACTGCAGGAAATGGAGCAATAACTATTGGAGCTGGCGGAATATCCTCTTCTCAATTTTCAATAAATTCATCTGGACAAGCTACTTTTACAGACGGAACATTTAATGGTAACATTACATCTACAGCTAATATTACTGCTACTACTGGTTCAATTTCTGGAGCAACAATTGTTGCAGGAAATGATAATACTAACGGTAACATAAGATTGAATAGTACAAACAAAACATTAGAGTTTTTAAGTTCTACGGGAGCTGTTATTGGAAGAGCATTAGTATATGCAGATAGCGAAGCAATTTTTGCAGCTGGAAGCAATGCTGTTTATGGAACCTATCCAGCAAGCGCAGGCTTTGTGTCTGTAACCCCTGGCTCAGGAACTGCTCAGGCTTCTTTACGAGTAACAAATAGCCTTGGAAATCCAATAGGATCAATAACTATAGATTCCACATATGCTACTTTTTCTGGTGTTAATGTTCAAACATATCAAGGAGCTCCCATAGGTAATGCTAGTACAAATCCAGTTCAGGGTAATTATTATATGAGAAACATTGGCATGGGGACAGGTGCTAAAGCCGCATCGGATCCAGATGGGATTCGTGGAGATATTTGGATACAATACACATAGGATTATAGATGTCAGATATTTTTATTAAAGCTGGAGACGGATGGAAGAAGGCATCTAAGTTATGGGTCAAAGACGGAACCTGGAGAACTGTAACTAATGTATGGATTAGAAATCTAACTCAGTGGTTAAAGGTATGGCCCCTGTCTGGAATATTTGCATCTAGAGCGCCATGGATAGCTAACCTTTCAAGTGATACATACGCAAATAGAATGCCTACTACTGCTGCGCCAGTTATTAGAATAGGTATGTCTTATTTTGGCAATAACGCTCAATGGGATTTAAATGGGTGGTCCGCTTCATCCTACCAATACGCTTGGAAATTATATGATGAATTTGGCAATGATTTAACAGCTTCTTTAGGTGCTTCATATACGTTAAGGAGTGGAAGTACTTGGAGTGTTCAGACACCAACTGCTGGAGGCAATGGTCAAGATCAACTTCCAACAAATATTTGGACTTCGACAAACTCAACAAATTCAGACAGACAATTTTTAAAATTCCAGGTTACAGCAGTAAATTCTTCTAATACAGTTTATAACGGATTAAGTTTATCTACAGGTATTAAAATAATAAGAGAAAAACCAGTATTTCAATCTAACTCATTAAGTACAAATTCTCCGCAGATTGGAACTGCAATAACTTATACCTCAACTTGGCAGTCTGGTGAAGCATATAAAGCAGAATCTAGCAGAACAATAATAGAATGGTATAAGAATTCAACTAATTCAACTACGGGCGGAACAAAAATTGCAAGTGGAACATCTTATACTCCTACAACAAATAACACTACATTTAATACAGGATCAGACGTTGATTTTTATATATATGTAGTGGAGACAAGGTATAACTCTGGAACAGATTATGAAGATGGATCAACGCCTATAGGAGTTGAATCGACTAGAATTATTACTACAAACAAGGTCGCTGCACAACCAGATGCATTTACGTATACCATAGTTAACAATAGCACAGTTACCACACCATCAACCCCTACTCAAACTAGAGAATCCGCAACATCTAACAAGGTTCTTGTAAATTTTGCTTCATCCACTCCAGCAGATACATTTGACTACACCTTACATTGGTCTGGTTCGGGAGCGGCTTCTCCAGGAAATACAACTATAGCAATATTAAATCAATATGCAAACAATAATGATTACTCAGTAGACATATCTACAACTGCAAACAACTCTCCAATTAACACATATGTTGTTTCTAACGGTGTATATAGGGATATATATATTAACTTAAGCTCTACCACTGGAGCACAAAGTTGGGCTGTAAATTTTACATGGAGTAATTCAACAGCATTTGGTATGACATATTACACTAATGGAACTGCTGTCAACCCTTCTGGAACTGGAGCAACTGTAACCGCAACAAGCAATTCTATTACAAGCGGACAATTTTTAATAGCGAGGGTAGCTGGAACAAGCAACCCAACAATTACAATTAATAGCGTTACTGCATACTCTTCTACTGGGCAAACTGGAGCCAGCAGATCTGGCACAGCTGGCACACCAAGTTCTCTTTCATCTATTCCAAGACCAACTGCCACATCTGGAACATCTACTACCAACTGGACCTATATTAATCCAGAGTACACTGTAACTTGGAATGCAACAGACCAAGGTGGAACTGGAGGAGGAAGCACAACACAAAATGCTGGGGTATCACATATTGCTCCATCAGCTTCTAAGAATTCTTTCACAATTACATATGCGAGTAGTGGACAGACATCTGGAACAGTTCCAACAGCTTCACAGGCCACATATGTTTTTCGTGGGTATTGGGATAATACAAATGCTGCTTCTGCTGCGTACGGGCCAATAGCAATTGGTGGATCTTTTACGCCTCCATCAAATATAACTATGTTTGGATTATGGCAAACTACAAGCAATGCTATTTCACTTTCTAATCAAGGAACACTTTTAAGAGACGGACATAGTTTTGGTGGATGGAGCATAGGAGGTGTTACATATTCTGCTGGAGCAAGCTATACTCCAACTCAAAATGTAACTGCTACTGCTATTTGGACACCAAATACATATACAATTAGTTATAATAAAAATACATCATCAGCAGTAAGTGGAATTCCATCTGACCAGACTAAAACACATGGAGTTAATTTAACGCTAAGCTCTGCAACTCCTTCAAGAACAAATTATACTTTTAATGGGTGGAATACCGCTGCAGATGGTTCTGGAACAAGCTACTCAGCTGGAGCAATATACACAGCAAACACTGGGGCAGTCCTATATGCTCAATGGACAATCATTCAGTACACAGTTACATGGGATGCAAACAGTGGAACGGTTAGTCCAACCTCTAGCACTGTCAATGCTGGATCTTCTGTTACTGCGCCTACCCCAAGCAGAACTGGGTACACATTTGCAAACTGGAGAAATCCTTTGTCGGGGGGGACAGACCCAGTTACTGTTTCAGCAGGAGGGTCGTATACCCCCACTGCCAATATAACTTTTTACGCTATATGGACAATAAATACTTACACTGTATCATACAATGCTAACGGAGCAACAAGCGGAACAGCTCCAGCCAATCAAACAAAAACGCATGACGTTGCTTTAACCTTGGCTGCACAAGGAACATTATCAAGAACTGGTTATACTTTTGATGGATGGTATACAACTGCTTCTGGAACAGGTGGCACAGCTTATTCTGCGGGAGGGTCTTATACTGGCAATGCTGGGTTGACCTTATACGCAAAATGGAACATCATTCAGTACACAGTTACATGGGATGCAAATGGTGGAACGGTTAGTCCAACCTCTAGCACTGTCAATGCTGGATCTTCTGTTACTGCGCCTACTCCAAGCAGAACTGGGTACACATTTGCAAACTGGAGAAATCCTTTGTCGGGGGGAACAGACCCAGTTATTGTTTCAGCAGGAGGGTCGTATACTCCCACTGCCAATATAACGCTTTATGCTATATGGACAGCAAATACTTACACTGTATCATACAATGCTAACGGAGCAACAAGCGGAACAGCTCCAGCCAATCAAACAAAAACGCATGACGTTGCTTTAACCTTGGCCGCACAAGGAACATTATCAAGAACTGGTTACACTTTTGATGGATGGTATACAACCGCTTCTGGAACAGGTGGCACAGCTTATTCTGCGGGAGGGTCTTATACTGGCAATGCTGGGTTGACCTTATACGCAAAATGGAACATCATTCAGTACACAGTTACATGGAATGCAAATGGTGGAACGGTTAGTCCAACCTCTAGCACTGTCAATGCTGGATCTTCTGTTACTGCGCCTACCCCAAGCAGAACTAACTACACATTTGCTAGATGGAGAAATCCTTTGTCGGGGGGAACAGACCCAGTTACTGTTTCAGCAGGAGGGTCGTATACTCCGACTGCTAATATAACTTTTTATGCTATATGGAATAGAAATGCCGCACCTAGCGTTCCAACTGGTGTTACTATAACTAGAAATCAAACTACGTGGAATGGAACAAGCTGGACATGGAACTGTACATGGACTGCACCTGTGTCAAGCGATACTAATGGTCCAGCAACATATTACGAGGCATATCGTCAGGTTGGTACAGGAACCGTTGGAAATAATACCCTGGGAACCGTTAATCATACTTCAACTGTTCAGACTAATATTACAACAACGTCTACAACATTTAGCACCGCAACGCAAGGGAATAGTAGGGCTGATGCGTATGTAAGGGCATGCAATAGCTTTGGATGTAGTGATTATGCTTCAGGAACAGTGGGATAAATAATGGAAAATAAAGACAGATTAGAAATATTAAGAAATAAGCTGTATAATATCGAATATCATATAGAGGGATTCTTGACTGAGGTAAATACCGAATATTTTCAAGAAGATCTTTATTCTGAATATTTAATACAAAAAGAAGTTATTCTTAATGAAATTAGTTCATTGACTAATGAACTTTAAATGATATAATAAATAAGGAGGAAAAAATGACAATTTTATCAAAAGAAGAAAAAATTACAATAATCAATTCTAGAATTAGAGGATTAGAACATCAGCAGTACTCTTTTCAGGTAGACCTACTTGTAGAGAATGCTAAAGCAACTCCAAATCAAGATTCTATTGATACTATTAATGAATCTTTAGAAGAAATTTCAAATCAAATGTTAGTTCTAAATCAAGAGTTAACAAGAGTCGATGAATTAGAAGAGTAGGGTTAATGACTAAGTTAGAATTAATTGTTTCTGCGTTGCAAGAAAGAATGGGTCAATTAGTTGCGAACTATGAAACTCAAATTGCAATGTTAAGAGCAGAAATAACAGAGTTAATGGATAAAGAAAAAGCTAGGGAAGAATACAATAAAAGCCTAGATGAAAAGTTAGGAGAGTAAATTGTCAGAAGTTTTTGCCGATGGAGAACCAGTAGACCCACAGAAATTAAGAGGGTTACAGCAACAGGTAAATGAAATACGTGCTACTGCTGGAAACGCATATAACTTGATTAGTACAACAATTAATGGAGCCACAAGAAATTTTACTTTTCATCATAGATCAGGAGTTGTAGAGTTTAAAAACATGGCGAGTGGAGCAGAAGCTAAGCCAGCAAGTTGTGGATTTACATGGGATTCTTCAAAGTACGAAGATCCAGTCACTGTTTGTACTCCTAAACTAGACAATCCTGGTGCAAATGATATTAGAGTTTCAGTAAAAGGTGATTTCTCGCCAGAAATACAAGCCTGGTATAAAGATGGAAATGCAAAAACTCCAGCCCCATTTCCACTACTTAGAGTAAATTGGATTAGTTCTGCTAAATATAAAGTAGAAGAGTAGGCCTTGACAGCTCAGAGATTAATGTTACAATTCTGTTTACGCTGATATAAAGTATTTGCGTTTATACTTAGGTGTTTAATGACAAATGATTTAAGGTGGATGCTTTCATCCGACCAACAATTCCCATATCAAGATGACAAGGCTATAGAGCTTTGGTTTAAGGTTATGGAATGGTTCAAGCCAGACGTAGTAGATATTCTTGGAGATACCGATGATCAGGCCTGCTATAGTAAATATACTGAAGGTAGATCTGCAGAGTTTCTTAAAATGTATAAAGATCAAAATGGAGCAGCAATTGTTCCACTAATGCAGCATGAGGCAAAAGGCGCACGAGAGTTTTATGCAAGAAATAGAGAAGTTGCTGGCCCAAATGCAGAATTGTTTACAGCATTAGGAAATCATGACATACGTGTATTCAATTATATAGATGCAAAGCTTCCAGATTTTATTAATATAGTTACCCCAGAGGCATTGTGGAATCTTGACTCATTAGGTTATGGATATATTTATTATAATGAACTTCCTAAAAAAAGATATGGGGACATACATGTACACCACGGTATATCTATTGCAGATGCTGGAGCGGTAAGATCAGATATGAATTCATTGCAGGTCTCATTGATTCGTGGACACTCACATAGACTTGCCTCACATTTTCAAACATATGAGTTGAGAAATAAGGGTAAGGGAGAAACAATCCGTGGCTTTGAGATTGGTCACATGTGTGACGAAAAGAGTTCTGGAATGAAATATATGCAGCACCATGATTGGCAAAAAGGATTTGCCGTTGCCCATATTGAAAATGGAAAATATCCTCATATTCAATTAGTTCAAATCTCACCAGACTATTCCTGTGTAGTTGATGGAAAGGTTTTTAAATTATGATGAAATGCGGTAAGTGTCAAGGTAGAGTTTTTGTGGATAGAGTATTTTCACAAAAGCTGCATGTGGAACTGTTTTGCATAATGTGTGGAAAACGATGGATGATCAATAAAGATACGAGCTCATTAGGACGATGGCTAGAGCAAGTAGAAAAAAACAAACTAAAAGATTTAGCTATTTCTTCTTAAATAATAAAATACATAAAGTATTAAATTATTCTAGAGCAAAAGATGAGTTGATAGCATGGTGCTACCCAGACAGAAAACGAGTTTTGTATTCTTATTCTCAAGTAGTTAAGAATATGGAGAATGCATATTCCACCAAACAGGTAGCTCAGGTTTTAAATAAACATAAGATTACAATTGAAGATTATATACTTGAGGGTAAAATAAAATATCCGCAAAAGGTATATCCAATTGGAAACCCTGAGAGTGATTGGTATAAGTTTATGTATAGTGAATCGGACATAATGGACATACATCAGTTTATTTTAGAATCAGGTTATTCTAAAAACATGCCATCAAAAAATGAATTAAGAGCACTTCTCAAACACAACACTATATTGTATACTAAGACCACTGAGGGTAACTTTGTACCAGTATGGAAGGCGGATTAATGTCTAGCAGGGTTGTAGTCTGCGAGATATGTAATAAGGAAATAGAATTACGTTGGGGCATTTTTGGCCACGACACTTTGAGTAGACACCGAAAGGCGGAGCACTAATGGCAGATAGAACTCAGGTTCGTGTAGATCTATCGTTTACAAGAAATCTTGGAAATTTTGAAAGTATTAAAATCGGAATAGGCGTAGATGATTTTGTGCGAGATAATGAGACGGTTGATGCTGCAACAGACAGAGTTTATAAATTTGTTGAGAGTAAATTAATAGCAAAAACTCAGGAAGTAGAAGATGAGTTAAATGGCAGCAAATAAAGAGCCGTACATATTGCTTACTATTTACATGGCACTTTATGAACAAAAGTATGGAAAAAAGCCTAGAATAAACAAGTATAAAGAAAAGTGGGCTATGCAAGATGTTTTAGATAGCATAGGGTTTGAGCAGGCCAAGGATGTTTTAAATTATTATTTTCGTACAGGGAAAAATGGTCATCCTCTAAATTTCTTTTACAATAATTTTGATAGGCTTGAAGACATGATGATACAAATAAATAAAGACGTTGCCAATAGGGCACGTCTACTTGAACAGACAAAGAAACTGGTTGAAGAAGAGTGAATACCGAAGCTGAATTAATTTCTGCTGTATGTAAGAATAAAGACATAAGCACACTTCTTGCCGATAATGCCGATGATTTATTTACCTCACATAAAGATATATGGGAGGGATTGAAAAGTTATTATTATAAGTTTAGGGCTGTTCCAGAAGTAGGAATTCTACAGGATAAATTTAAAGACTTTGAGCCAGTTCAAACCAAGGCTGAAACGGGATATTATTTAGATAAACTCAAGAATGAATTTGTTTCTGCTAGGCTAAAAACAATTATGTTGCAGGCAGGGTCTTCGCTAAAAGAAGATGCTCCATCAAGAGTTCTTGGGGTAATGCAAAGTCAGTTAGCTACCCTTAGTAGATATACAAATAATGTAAGAGATGTAGATATTACTGACATTGAGTCTGCAGAAAGACATTATCAATCTGTAAAAGATAGGTCTACGGTTATGGGTGGAAGCCCAGGAATTCTTACTGGATTTGAGGCTATAGACAAGGCGTACCCTACAGGAATGGCTCCAGGACACCTTATAGTGGCCATAGGATGGCCAGGAAGAGGAAAGACATGGTTTACCTCATACCTAGCCTGCAAAGCCTGGGAGCAAGGCTTTAAGCCAATGATAGTTTCACTGGAAATGGCTCCAGAAAATATGAGAGACAGAATTTACACAATGCTCGGTTCAGGCCTGTTCCGTGCTAGCGATTTATCAAAGGGAGATATTAATTTAGATGACTTCAGATCATGGGCAACAAAAACCACGGAGGGGAAGAACAGCTTTGTTCTTGTTTCTAACGAAGGGACAGCGGAGGTCACGCCTTCGACTATTCAGGGCAAAATTGATCAACACAAACCAGATTTAGTTATTCTTGATTATCACCAGTTGTTTAATGATAACAAACGCAGCAATTCAGAAGTTGAAAGAAATAGAAATATTTCAAGAGACTTTAAGCTTCTAGCAGTAGCAAACAATATTCCAATTATAGATATTACCGCTGCTACCGCAGATGATATCTCAGATCAAGATGAGCCGCCAATGATGAGCCAGGTTGCTTGGTCTAAGGCCATTGAATATGATGCCGATATGGCAATTGCTATTCACAAGCATGCAAATACAGATATGATTGAGGTGGTGTCTAGAAAGAACCGTCATGGACAAGACTTCAGATTCTTCCTTGATTGGGATATTAATCGTGGAATTATTAAACCCATCTACGAAAATTTACCAGAATTAAATAATGACTCACAAGCAAATAAAACGATTTCAAATTGAAGTAGAATTTATTGATGATTCTGATATTATTAGAATTAGAAATCAATATGAAAATTTATTAACGAGTCAAATGCGTGATGCTGGGTATATAAGGGTACTTGACATAGATCCAGCTTTCTCGGTAGAATTCACAGGCGAGACATGGAAGTTCTTAATGACTATCCATGGAATTTATGTGGGAAAGAGGAAGGCATGGCAATTAGAGGGTATAGCACAAAACAAGCCAGTCAAACGGAATACACGCCAGCTCACATAAAATCTGTAATTAAAAGTCTTGGTATAGACATTGTAGGTGAAACGGCTAATGATTATTTATCATATTGCCCATTTCATTCAAATAGACATACGCCTAGTTTCAGTATAAGCCGCACTAAGGGTGCATATATTTGCTTTAATCCTTCCTGTGGGAAAACTGGAACCATAATGGATCTTGTAAAAGAGTCATTAGGCAAAAATGAATATCAAGCACTGAGATATATTGAGTCAAAGCAACAAGAGTCTTTAGAAAATTTTGATGAAGAATTAAAGTCTATGTTTGAAGATAAGCCAGACTTTGTAGAATTTTCCCAGCAAACGCTGGATAATTTATATAACAATCTTGGCAAAAATAAACACGCACAAGAGTATTTTGAACATAGGGGAATTAATTTAGACTCAATGCATTACTTTAAATTAGGATATTCATCTAATTTAGGAATGGTAATTGTTCCAGTTCATAGTCCAGACGGAACCGCAGTTGGTTTAGTTGGTAGGTCTATATCAGAAAA